GATAGAACTGTAGCCATGATAAATAATTCTAAGGTTTGAACATACGGGTACTACCCGATATGTCTATAGGATAGCGTAAATTGATGAAAAGATTCAAGGAGTTAACTGAGCTTGAAAATTTGTTTCGATTCTTGACACAAAGAAAGGGTATAGACCTTTCCTGGATTCCTGTCCACCTTCTACTGATGTGAAGCTCGGTCCATCAATTTGACCTGTGCGTAGATAGACTCCACTTGTTGCTTTAGCTGTGTTATCTAGAGTAGATAAGGTTGTAAACGCTGTTCCTGCAAGGGTTTGGTTTCTAGCTGGTCCTTTATTCTTTTCGGTGCACACCCTTACAATTATTATTCCTCGCACATGATTGTGGGAAGAAGTAAGTGCAGTTTCAGTTGTTAATCCAAATTGAATGTTTACATGGACAAATTCATCTACGCTATCTGCTAAAACATTGTAGAAATTATCAAAAAATATCGGAATTGCAGGACTTAATGCTCCATAATCAGTTTGAAATGGGGTTTCGATAGCGGTTCGGACAGATTGATAGTTCATTTTATTTTGTCAAAAACACTTTTAAAGGTACTTTCTATTTCTTTCTGCATATTACCTCCAGCAGCATACTTGGGGAACCAATCTAATTGAGCAGTTTGTAAATTAGGACCCTCTGGATCTAAGTTTTTCATACCTCTGGTGTCTCCTGGAAATCTAACTCCTCGCTTAGTTTGTTTAAGAGGTTCTTGGTCTATTTGCCCTTTTGCATCAAAAGGTACTGCGTCTATTGCCTGTTCTGCATATTCAGCATTATTTCCGATAAAAAATTTAGATACTCCTGATGCTAATACTCTCTTTACTCCACCTCTCGGTGGTAATCCTGAGAATCTTATCGGTACAGGATTTCCTTCTTGTCTGCTTCCATCTGCAATTATTCCATAACCTTTGCTTTCTATAAACCAAGAGTTAGAAAAGTAACCTGTCCATCTTGGGCCTAGTTGCTGAAGGGAGTCTGCTACTTCTTCGGTGGCACGGGCAGGGGCGGTATAGCTTACAACTTCGGCTACCTGATTTATTTTCTTTATTAGTTTTGGGATTTCGTTTACAGCCATTATTGTGGTCTCCCCAATACTGTGTGGAGAATGGGTTGGTCGCCTCTGGATGTTTTTACGTCTACTATTCTTGCCACTTTGGTTGCTCCTGCTTCTGTGTATTGTATGCGATCTCTACTGTTTGGGAAATAGTTTCCTAGTTCTGCGTTACCAAATATTATTTGTACGTCTGTTGTCTGAGATGTTGATTGGAACTCTGTGGCTGTGACGCTGGTTATTAACGCTTTCATAGATACATTTGTGTCCGATCCACCTACTACACCTGTTGTTGCGTTATAGGTTTGGGTTGTTGCAGCTTTTATGTAAGTTACGTCTATGCCGAACTGGTTTAGTAATTGGGCTGGTAAAGTTTTAAAGGTATCGTCTACAAATGACATATTATCCTCGGACTGCTCTCATCTGGAAAGTTCCTGCTCCACCAATCATATACGCTCCAAGATAACTTTGTAACCAAGGGTAAACATCCATAATATTATTAACAGAACCAGTTCCCTGACTAGCAAGATTATATTTAACTTCTAAATCTCCTAACTTTGCTTCTGCAATATTTCCATTTGTTCCTACATTTCCTGTCATTGCATCGGTATCATTTGCTAACGCTCTAGCTAATTCATATTGTGCATATTTAATATTATTTGGGATTGCAGTACAAGCTAGTTCTACATCATCTACCTGATAATTATTTCTAGGGAACTTTAGTGCCTGTCCATGATCACATCTATCGCCATAAAATACAAAGCTATCAATCCATCTTGTTG